CAGCAGAAGCGTTTGCAATACTACCGTTGAAACCATCAGTCGAATGAGGGCTTAGTGTAATAATGTTATTACCATCTGCTCCTGTGTTTCTAAATAAGAAAGTTAATCCTAAGTTTTCTGAATGAATTTTTGGTAAACTTATTACTAGTGCATCTGTTGCGATATTATGGTCAATACCAGCATCTCCTGCTGGAACAGAAACTGATGCTGTTAATGTTTTTTGCGAAACTTGGTTACGTTCCACATCATTTGATAAATAGTTGAATGTGCTCATTTTTTATTTTATTTATTTAGTTTATTTAATACTCTATCAAAAGCAGTACCGTTAAAATTACCTTTAGCAAATTCTACTTTTTTAGTTTTGCTAACAGCTTCCGGATTATGCTTAATTGGTTTTGCTGCTGGTTCTTCGGAAAATTCTTCTTTAATAGTTCTTGATTTTGGTTGTCTAGAAGTTTCATCTTCCATTTCAACTTCCTTATCTTCTTCTTCCATTTTATTTTCCTTATCGCCCTTTAAGTCAGCTATAGCATCTTCAAGGTTTTGTATCCTTTTTTCCATGCCTTCCCAGTCTCCTACTTCTGCCATTTTCTTTTCTTCTTTGTCATCTCCGTACTCATCTTCATCTTTTAAATCAGAAGTAATTTCTTCTCCTTCTTTATCTTCTTTAGCTGGTACTTCATCTGAAACTTCTCTAACATCATCTATCATTCCTTCCTCTGCAACTACAACTAAGCGGCCATCTTCTAGTAGGTATTCTCCTACTGGCATGGCTACTTTCTCATCATCTGTTACAATGAAAATTTCTTTGCCTTTTTCAAAAGACTCTGCACTTACTATAGTGCCGTTTTCTAGTTTTGTTTCTTCAAGTTTTACTTCTATGTTTAGAAGCGTTTTGATTTGATTTAACATTTCGGTTGATTTCATATTATATATATAACGGTTATTAATTACTATTTTGTATTTTCAGTTCTAAGTTCTTGTAATAACGCCTATGCCTTGTGCTCGCATAGAACCATCGCAGCACTTTCTAGAATAGGTGTTTGTATCCCAACACAAACAGGCCCTACTGCTACCAACTGGGCTAGTTCTACTGGGTATAAATACGCCTTTATTTCTGTTGTTCTGTGGCATTATTCTCGTTTGTTAAGATTTGTTTTATTTTATTTAGTATTATATCATTTTCTGATAAATCTTCTTTAATTTTTTCTTTAGGTCTTTCCATTTTATCAGCAAAGTAGCCTTCAATAGAGAAGCCTTTAACCTTATTCGTTTTAACATACTCTTTCCAAATTTCATCATTATTAACTTTTACAGCACCCATCCACGTTCCAACTGGTACGTTAAGCCCATATTTTCTAGACTTATCTTGTGTTTCACTTTCAACTATCCAACTCTCGACTAACGTTAAACCATTCAAGGCCTGAGCGTGTTCAAGAGTTGAATTGTTTTGATAACCGTTTTTTAAAAACATTTGTGATGCCTTTACTATTGTATCTTTAGAAAAGAAAATGTAGTATTCTTCTCCCTCATCTCCTTTTCTGTATATTGGTTTATTAGGTATCAATAAAGCACCTAATAATATTTTCTTGTCTTTATCTATTTCAGCTAGCTTTATTTCTTCTGAGTTTAAGGCAACAAAATCAGATTCTATAGCAGGGCTTTCTACTATGCTTATAGCTTCTATTCCTGCATCTTCTTGTTCCTCATCTAATATTAATTCTACTATTCTCATAATTATATAACGTATTTAAAATTCAATTTTGTATTTAATCTATAGTTGCACCTGTAACAATGTTACGGTCTAAGCTTTGCGCAGTACTTACATCGTTAGCTACTACAAAAGTTTGTATAGGTTGCTGTGATTGCCCACCTATTGCATCTGCTAGCTGGTTTGTACTTCCTGCTCCAACTATATTAAAGGCTGGCGGAATAGATGCTGCTGCTGGTGCTGTTGGTGCGCCACCCCCTGTGCCTGCTGCTGGGTTACCTCCACCACCCCCTCCGGTTGCTTTTGGATTTGTTTTCATTATATCCTTAACAGACTTGAAACCTATACTAGCTATAGTAGCTATGTTAGCTATTTTAAGGGCTATTCCAAACGGTGTAGCGGTCTTTGTAGCTAATTCGGCTGTTATACCTTGATAAGTATTTATAAGCGCTGCTGCGGCTGCTGCTGCTTTACCTGCTTTAGAGTTTTCGCCTAGTAAGCCTGCTACAGTTGCAAAGGTTTGTTTTGCCATATCTAGCTCTGCTTTAGCTTTTATATCATCTGCTGCTATTTCTTGGTCATTATAAAACTTAATAATAGCTAACCTTTCAGCTTCTGTGCCTTTTAGCCTTTGCAATTCTTCTAAGTCTTTAGCTTTTTGCTCTGCTAAGGATAGTTCTTCTTCCTCTAGTTTAGATGCTAAAAACGCTTCCTTTTCTTCTGCTAATAAAGTCGCTTCTTCTTCTTCTATTATTTTCTTTTTCTCTTTAAAAGCCTGCTCTATATCTAAAAGCATTTGTTCTTCTTCTTCCTTAGATAATTTAAGTTCTTCTAAAGCTAAAATTCTAGCTTCTTTTTCTGCTTCTATTTCAGCAAACTTGTTTTCTTTGTCTTTAATTTTTAAAGAATCCTTAAAGTCTTGTACAGCCTTAGCGTTTGCTATTTCTTCATCTGCTAGTGTTTTTGCAGCAGTTGCAGCTTCTGTGTTTAATGCTATAATTTGTGTGGTAACCTCTTTTGCTTTAGTAAGCTTTGCAGTTTCCAAGTTTATTAGCTCTGCTTTTAATGCAGCTTCTTCTTCTAAATCTTCTTTTGTACTATCGCCTAAAGCGTTTTCTGCTTGTTTTGCACTTAATCTTAACTGTGATGCTTTTATTTCTTTTGCAGTTATTTCATCTTCTAACCTGCCTGCTTCTTGTAAAAACCCTATACGTTCTTCTAAGCTAAACTTTTCTTTATCTACTGCTTTATTAAGTAAATCAGCACGTTCTTTATTAGCCTTAGCCCTATCTACTAATATTTGCCTATCTAACTTATCGGCTGCTGCTCTTTGGTCTGCTATTTTACCTGCTGCTTTGCCCTCTTTTACTATTTCATTTGCTAATCCTTTAACAGAATCTGTAACTTTTCCTACAGTATCTTTTACACCTGTTAAAGTGTCTATATATGAAGTGCCTGCACTTTTTGCATCTTCCATAGCACCGCTAAAATCGCCACTAAAAACCTTTTTAATAGCACTACCTAAAAAACCTTACGTATCAATAGCGCTAGAAATCCTGTTAGTTATATTTTCGACAAACGCATCTTTAAAGTCGATGAGTGCTTGTTTTGGGTTTTCAAAAACACTTATTAAAAAACGCCCTAAGGCTGCTAGCTTGTCTGTAAATACGCCAACAGTAGCACCTAATATGCCCATTATTTTATTAAACTTATTTTGGCCTTCTTCTGAGCTTGTAAAAGCTTTTCCTAAAGCTAAAATCGCTATTAGTAAAGCACCAATTCCAGTTCCTATTATAGCAATCTTCATTAAGTTAAGGCCCTTAGTAGCGCTGCCTACACTTTTAGTCATGCCTTGTAACCCTGATATAACTCCACCTGTTTTAGAATCTATCATACCCAGTACACCGCCATAATCAGCAGCAGCAGCTTCCGCATCTTTCATTTCTTGCGTTGCAACCTTTCTGTCTTTATTAACTTGCTTTAAAGCTATCTTTTCATCTACTAAACGCTCTTTAGTAACTTTAATTTTATCGTTTAAATCTTTACGTTTAGCTAAATCTGTTGCTGAGGTTTTGTTAAGCTCCTTTTGGTATTGCCTAAGTTCTTTTTCAATATCATCTATTAAGCCCTCTTGTAGCTCTAGTGATTTGTTAAGCTCATCTATATTCTTTTGCGCCTGCTCTGTGGTTAGCTTTAAGCTATATTCTCTTACTTCGCCCATTTTATGTTATTTTTAATAAGTTTTGTTGCGCTTTTAAGCGTTTTAGGCAAAGCATACTTACCCTGTGCTATCCTAATATTATCAGTTTCTCCCTTTGCTATTTGTAGCAATTCTATTATATTTTTTATCATAATTTTATTTTAAGGTTGGCCACACGCTATAGCTGTTATTACTCCGTTAGTTCCAATAATCATAGACATTACAAAACCTGTATCACAATACCTAGTTTCATCATTACTTACACCTGTTTGTAAGTATGTACCTGCTGTAGGAAAAGCAGTTAGAGCTTTATTTGTACACATTATATCTCCAACAGACAAGTTTCTAACTGCGCCAATAGATGACCTGTAATATAAATAACCTAAAGAGCCTTGAAATGAAACATTATTAATAGTGCCATAAAAAAGGCTGACTTTGTTTAATAGCTCCATGCTGCTTTTACCGTTTTGTAAATTTGTAGTTATTGAGTTAATTATATAATCTCTAGAGTTTATAGTAAAGGTGTCATTTAGCTTAAAGTTGTATAGTATTTTTAATGGTAAAAACGCAGTAACTTTAGTTATTCTTCTACTGGTGTTAAATACATCTATAATATATTGACTGTGAAAGTCTGCAAATAATGTATCAGTAAAAGCTTGTGTAGGCTCATACTCGTTCAACTCTTGTCTAAAGTTTATGTTTGTTTGGCTAGTTGTTGCACTCAAAGCTAAGCTGTTTGATGGTATCCAGTAACCATTTATAAAAGTAACCTGTGTGTTACTTCTTTGAAAACTTAAATTAGTTCCGCCAAATTTTCTAATAGCATAAAAAATTAATGGCTTACCTATATATGGCTGCTGATTTTCATTTACACTCCACCCCCATTGTATATCTGTATTAGCACCACCGTTTCCATTTAGTAATCTTTCATATTTCATGTGTTCAAAAGGCACAGTAAGATTATAGACTTCTGTAGATGCATTATAGTTTACACCCCCTGAGCCATCGCTATCTGTTCCACCTATATAGCCTAACGAACCCCAGTTAGTGCCGAATAGTTGATTATGCTGTTTAGCAAAAAACGTTCCTGTTCCTTCATACTTATACAAAATTTCTTTATATGGTAAGGCTACATTAACTTGGCTTGCTGTAACATCTACAAATTTTGATATATCGTAATTTACAGGCGCATCATTACCGTTAATATCAGCAGAGGTGTAAAAACTATTGCTTACACCTTGCGAGCCATCTAAAGGCCTTACAACTATTGTAGAGCTATCATCTACATAGGCTACTAAATTAAACATTTTAAACAGCCCTGTAAGGAATGACATTATACTTACATCAGGTATTTGTTCAGCAGTAACAAATTCAAAAGTAGCTGCGCATGTAAACTGTGATATTGTTGCGGTATCATTCCAGCCTGTTGGCGGCTGTGAATCTCCATATCTTATAATTCCTTCAAAGTTCCAAGCTATAGAACTAATAGTCATAGCTGCTGGGTGTATTATACTTACTGTATAAACTCCATTAGCAACTAAAGGTAAGCCGCTTAAATCACTTATAGTAGTTGTTCCGTTTGTTGGACTTGTTGTTAAAATTCTTGAACCATTAAGATTAACACCCACTTGATAATCTACACTATTTCCTGATATTGGTATTACAGTTAAAGTATTAGAAAAAATTTGTGAAGGTGCAGTTACTAAAGTACCTAAGACTATTAGAGTATTTCCACTTCTAAGAATTTGTGATAAAGTACCGGTCCAAGATGGAGTTATTGTAGTAAAACTTGCAATTTGTTGAGCAGGTGTTACAGAGCCACTTTTTCGATGAAGCCACATATATAAGTTATAAAACGTAGGATTTGTAGTGCTAAAAAAGTCTCTTGAAAAAACAATATTAGCAGCGTAGTTATTGGCTGTTGTATATTTAGATTCTATTTCTAATATAATTTCATATAACCTAACTGCAAATTTTAACTCATCAAATTTAACGCCCTGCTGCGCACCTGAGTAATATACATTATCTTCATTTCCTGTAGTAACACTATTATAAAATAATCTTTGTGTGTGTGTTATTAAAGGCACAATTAATTTTCCGTTACCTTGTGAACTACCTAAATAAGCTTTTATTACTGCTTCTCTGTATTCTAAAGTATAATCGCTACTAGAAAAAGGCAAAGAACCTAATTTGTCATCGCCTAAAATATCAGGTAGCTCTACTGTGTTTCCAAAAAACGTAATCCTATAAGTATGTGCTAAATTGTTTTTAAGTGAAACGCCTTCTAGTTTTATACGCCCTGTTTTATATGCAATATGATTTAACTCTATTTTACCGGCTTTTTTAATACGTGCATCAAATCCGTTTACTATATCATAATTATAGTAATGCTTAAAAAGCTTGTTATTAGTTTTGCTAGCTGGTACAGAAAAAGTCTTAGTAAAAGAAGTAAATATCTTTGCAGGGTCTTTTACGTTTTGTATAGTTTGTGTAAGCGATACTGTTTCATCCTTAAATAAATCTACTCTTGTGTTTTCAATATACAGTTGTAATTCTTGCATTTATCTTACGTTATTTATATAATCAAAAGCATCTTCAAATTCTATTGTATATTCTATTAGTTTTTCGTTTAGCGAAGTTTTATAAACCATGCTAGAAGTTTTAACTGTTACCGGTATGCTTTGGTCTTGGTTAGGCTGTGTGTCCTCAGGCCTAGTGTACCATACGTACTCACTCATCAATAACTGTTCAAAAAACAGGTTTGCTGATTCAGGATAATACCCACTAGACAAAGTGTGTGTTTGTTTAGCCTGTGTGTTAAATAACTTTTTAGGTGCGTTAGTTTGTGAGTAGCTAGGCGCAGCGGTTGCTGTTGTATTAGTCAAAGTATTTGACTTAAAGCTTTCGTTTGTTCTACTTATACCTTTTACTCTTTTTAGAAAAAACCATAAATCCTGTATTACTCCAAATTTATTAATAAATGTTATCATTCTGCCATTTCCATACTTAGTGCAGTCTATTCTTTTTATGTTTAATCTTAATGCACCTGTAGGCTGTATAGCAGTATCAGTAGTACTGTAATTCGATGCAGTTATATTACCGCTTGCATCTATAAATGAGACTTTTCCATCTACACCATAAGGCACATATATAGCATATCTATCATTAGCTGATGCTAGTGGATTTGCTTCTGCAATTAACCATGCAGGTACTTGTACGTTTTCAAACGGTATAGTTGGATTAATACCTTCTGAGAATAACCCATAAGCTTCATAACCATTTCCACCTACTGTACTTACAGCAGGGCCTTGTGCGCTACCTTCTGCATTTGGTAAGTTAAAAAATTGAATGCTTGAGCCAAAGCTTATAAATTGAGGGCTGCCTACATACTCTATATCTAAATAATCCCTAAGCAGTTCTGCTATTTCAAATTGTACTGTTACGTTTTGTGTTGCTTCTTTTATTAAAGTATATACTGTAGAGCCACCTACTGATATAACACATTTAGCTGATGCTGTGTTAGCTCCTGAGCTATAAGCAGATGCAAATATTGGTGTTCTTAGTGCGTAATTTGTTGGCATAGTTTATTTTTTTTGTCCTAGTATTATTGCGTTTTCTATATCTAATTCAAAAGCTTTAAATAAGTCATCGCCTAATCTTGCTAATCCTTTTTCAAATGGTTTTGTAAAAAACATGTTTGCCTTTAAACCTTTATTATATATACTGCGTGCTATCAGAAAACTCATCGATTCGTAAGAAAGAAAACGGCCAGTCTTTTTATCACGCCATTGAAATTTCTTATTTTTTATCCAACCTGTTTTAGTATTTGCGTTATATAGAGCATTAGTTAATCCACCTTTTGGGCCTGTGCCGCTACCATATCTAAACTGTGATAAAGCTCTTTGCGTTTCCGGATAGGTTGAGGTTTTACCTCTTACTCCCTTATCTACAAAAGGCCCATAATCTTCCATCAGAAAGTCTAATAAGAAAAAGTTAGGCTCTGTATCTACTTTATAAGTAATAGAGTTGTATAATGGGCCGCCACCTTTATTGCCACCAAACCTATTTACATCTTTTGTAAGGTTGCTTTTAGATTGCTGCACTACATACTTTCCGTAGTCGTTTAATATCTTTTTTAGGTTAGTAGTATCCATTAGCAAATGTATATATCGTTATAAATCATTATATCCATAGTAGCTGTCCAGCCTGCTAATTGGTTTTCAAACCTATCATAAAAAGGTTGTAAGCTAGGGCTACCATCAAGCTGATACATTTCAGTATATAGGTTGCCTTTGCGTAAGCGCTGTATAAGCTTATTAAGCACCGCTAACTGCGTGTTTAATATATCTTGTACGTTATTATTACCAGTAAATCTATCTACTGTAAATTCCTTAGATTGGTTTACTATATCGCATGCTAAAATACTTATGTTAAACCTAAGCACTTGCTCCTCATCAACAACGTTGTTAATTATAATATGGCCTAAAGGAAATATATCTTGTTTGTTTAAATTAACATCTGTTATATCGCCAGTAGTTACTGTGTTAATATTCTTGTCTTGCAGCAACTCTGTTTTAATAGTTTCTGTTAATTGATAAAAACCCCTTACTCCTTGATTTGCCATTATTTGAATTTATTTTTTATTTGTTTAGCTTCTAGCTCGTTTTTGTCTTTCATAAAGGATAGCATCATAAAGCATTCATGCACACCTAGTTTAGTGATATTTTCAAATCTTCTAATATCTCCGAGAGCGAGTCCGTAAATTGATTGATACCAACCCCATTTTTTTGAGAATTGAGAAACTGAATCAAGGTTTCGTTCTGAGTTTCCTCCAAATAACTCGTCATATTTTTCGACAAGTCCAGTCCTAAATTCCACAAAAAAAAAATACTAGACATAACCGCATCCATAGGCATATTAATAATAGCGCCCTCTGTACCTACTCTATACTCATCAATACTATACTTATCTTTTACACTAACCAGCACAGGCCTGTATAATACATTCATAGCCTTTTCCATATTTTCCCAATCGCCTATAAACGTATCTAAGTCAATATACTCGCCTAGTGTTAATTCATCTAGCTGTGGCTGGAAACCATACTCCACACCGTTTAGCTTAAAGCGTTTTACTAACGCTGGTTTACTGTTAAATAAACCGGTAATAATACTTACTATTTTTTCACTATCTTTTAACTGTAAGTGCATTACACTTTTTAAATCTACATTACAAAATATCTCTATCATTTTGGCGTTTAGGAATCTTTCATCCGTTACCTTTTCTTGTATTTTTAAATAGCGTTTGTACTGCTGTAGTGTAATATCGTTTAATGAGCTTGGTATTGTGATTTTCACTTTCATATATATATAACGTTTTTATTTGCCTTTTTTATAGTCTGTAATTTAAGAAAAAAAAAAGCAGCTATTTCTAGCCACCTTTTTAATTAGGTATTCACACCCTTACAGCATGTCTGCTTCAAAGCAGTTATCGCTGCAATATCCTTGTTTGTGTATTGGTGTTTCACAATGCTGGCAAACATAGTCCGGCTCATTCCACCCTCTATATTCGTGTTCCATGTGTACTAACCAGTCATCATAATTCATATATCAAATATTACAGTCATTAATACTCTGCCTATAAAATACGTTGGTATTACTATAAGCATTATTGTTTCTAACTTTTTAAACTGTTTACCCAGCTTAGCTGCTTTGCTTACTTTTTTCATTTGTTGTATTTTTTATATAAATCTCTTAAATAGTTAAACTGGTCTGTTTCATTACTATAACATACTAAGTAATGCTTTTTAGTTATTTTCTCTATTATTGGAAAAGCTAATCCGCCTACTGCCGTATCTATCCTTTTTAAAGCTCTTACAGTTACAGCTGTGTAAGGGTTAAACTTAATACTATTATTATAATTTAGTATTCCTAAACATTGGTATATTCTTTCAGCTTTAATTATATCTATTTTATAAGTATTATTTCTTAGGTTTTTAATAGTTGAGCCAATACCTTTACCATCATGCAGTAGAGTTATAGCGTTTATTTTACTAAACTTTTTACCTGTTTCTATAAACCATTTACTAGCTATACTTAAAGCTTTCTTACAATCCTTATCTCCTTTTAGTGCGTTTTTATTACAAAAATCTAAGGCAGTCCATTTCTTACTAATCTGTAACTGGTCTATATTATCCTCTGCTGTATCCTTAGATATAATATAAGTTACTGGTATTTTAAGTTCCTTAGCAGCTTGCAGCCTGTGTTGGCCATCTATTATGCTGTTAGTTTTATTAACCAGTATAGGCATTTGCAGGCCTATTTCGTTTATAGAGTTTTTAATTCTTTGTAGGTTGTTTTTGTCTAATTCTCTGTTCCCAATTACTTTGTTAAAAATTGAGTAGGTGTTTGTAGTTTTTACTTCCATGTGTTCTGTTTTTAAATATTTATAAAAAGTCCATTATTGTAAATGTTTAATGCTTCTTTAATTGACCAACAAGGAGTTGATAATAAACCAAAATCGCCACCATTTTCAAAACATACGGCTCTATTATTATTAACTATTAAAGCGTATTTAGGTGGATTATCTGTGTCATCTAAAAAACCCCAATAAGGTAAATTTAATTGTATTGTGCAATAACCTTGTGCTTCTAGTTGTTTTTTTGATTTAACTTTCTCTAAATTTAATTGTTTCATTTGTTCTGTTTTTAATACTGGCTTAATTACCAATACTCAAATATAAAACAAATAAACTTATAAACAAAACATTTAATAACTTTTATTTAGCTTATGGTGTAACGGCCAAAGTTAGGCCTGCTTAAAATAGAGTAAGTAGCGTAGCGGCATGGGTCGATTATGTGGTTATGCTTATCCTCAGGTATATTAACTAGCATACCGGTTTTATCCTCTTTCCACTTATAGTTTCTAAACTCAGCTATTGCATTATGTGAGCTGGATAGTATGTGTATTTTATAGCGCTTTAATAAATCTATACCGGCATTAACTGAATCCTTACCCTTAACACTTGGGAATATATTATGGCCCATTCTACGCAGCTCGTTAATTAAACGTGGCTCTGCACTATCAGCATATATAGGGTTATTTAACAGCTTTTCTTCTTTTAGGAATGTATTTATATCGCTAGTAGTCATTTGTGTTCTATACAGGTGTTCTTTAATGTATAGGCTGTGGCCTAGCGTGTAAACAGATACTAAGGTTGTAGGGTCATTTGTATATCCAAAGTCCATACCGTAAGCTATAAGGCTTGCATCTACTGGTATCTCTGTCGCTTCAATATACTTAAATATAGTACTTCTGCTGGCTGTTCTTTCGCCTAAGCCGTACACCTGCCAATATTGCTCATCTGTATCTTTAAGGCGTTCTATCTCTGCTATAATACTATCCTCTACAAATGGGTTGTCTAGGTATGTGGTCTTAAAAAATGCACAGTCATCTCTAGTTATTACTTTATCGTATATCCAATGGTACTCATCACTAGGGTTAAAATCTAGTATTATTTTATCTTGTGTTCTAAATAGTAGCTGCTGCCAATCTTCAAAGTATAACTCATTGGCTTCATTAATAAACAGTAAATCCCTTTTACGCCCTCTAATCTTTTGTGGCTGGTCAAGGGATATAAACTCTACTAGGTTGCCAAATAAGCTGTATTCTGAATTACTACGATTATGGAAGTTTTCGTTATATATATTATGCTCTTTTAATATACCCATAAAATCCCTAAGCACAGTAGCACGTAAGCTAGGAAAGGTTTTTCTGCATACAGTAATTATCTTGCCTGTATTATTAGTGCAGTATTCAAATATAATCCATAGTATGATATTATAGGTTTTGCCGGAACGTGTACCGCCTTGCTCTACAATTATCTTTTTATGGTTGTCTAGTAAATGCTCATAAACAACGTTAGTCTTTATCTTTAGTCCTTCCAATTATTTCTATTTGAAAATTAGTAGGCATACCCTCAGCACCGGTTATTTCTTGGCGTTCTACATAACCCCTGCCCTTGCCTTTTGTCTTTAAATAAAATATAGTAGCTGCTGTAGAGTTATCTGATATTTGTTTATGTAATTGACTTTCTGCAAAGTCTAAAGCTACGTTTTCTATATCCCTTACATCTTTTGCAAAATCCTTATCCTCTTTAAGCCACTTGTAATATGTGCTTCTAGGTGTTTCAGATTTCTTACATGCTGCTGTAACAACCCCTAAGCTTTGCTCTAAGGCTTTTAATAGTGCTTCCTTTTTTATGTGTCTACTTTTGTTCATATTGATAGTATTAAAGTTATAATAAGTCCTACAATAGAAATGCCAAAAACTCTTAAACTGCTTTCGTATTGTTTATCGCTGCGCCCTTGCCTTGACCTATATTGTCTTTGTTTTTTATTTATCATAATTATATAACGTATTTTTTATTAATATTTACACTCCGCAATAACCACTATCACAGTCATTAAAATCATTATCGAATAATTTAATTTGTGTTAAACTGTTTCTAATTTGCTTATAAGTCATTCCGTTTTTAAATGTTCTAACATTATACCCTGTATCTTGTTCAGCATCTATAAACCATTGATATTTATTAGGGTGTTTATCGCTCATGTGTTTTAATAATACTGGCGTTCTATGAAAGCATCCTATACAATTATTCATGTAAGCAAATCTTACAGGTTTATCGTTCCAAAAATTATCTATAGTATCTTTATATATATTATCATTTATTAATGGAAACATGGGTTTTTGCCATTCAATATCAGCCCATTTGTTTTGTGTTTTTCTTTTACCTACTATAGTTTTAAATGTGGAGTTTCCATTTTCATTAGTTTTGCTTAACATTGTTTTTGCCCTACTTCCTTCATTTGCCCTATAACCAATTCTCATTTCTACTATTTTATTTATATTTTTTTTCCACCAATCAAAAATCGGTTTTAATTTCATTTCCGTTGTACAAAACCTAATCGTTGCATTTGGTAAATATGTTTTACCATTTCTGTCAATAACCTCATCAAAAGTTTTACCAGTAACCCAATCAATCTTAGAGCCTATATACTGCTCTAAATCTAACATAGTGTATATAATAGTGTCATCTTCTAAAGTACCAATAAACTCAGTTCCTAATCTATCAGAAACTTCTTGGCGTATTTTAACATCAGGAAACATACAATTATTGTCATCTGTTCTTACTAAAGAAAAAACATTATAGTCTGCCTGATAATTTGCAGCTATGTAGCTTGATGTTTTACCTCCGCTTAAACTGTTTACTGTTTTCATTTGTGTTTATTTTGCCACTCCCAGCTATTTTGTATAGCTTTTAATTGCTGCTTAACATATATTAATTTATTATCCGGCACAGTTAAAACCATTCTTACAAGTGGGTTCTGTAGTGTTTTTTGCAGCTTTAAATATTCGCCTTCTAGGCTATTGTATTTATTTTCTAAATAATTAAACCTATCTATCTTATCGTAAGGTATGCGGCTTTTAAAAACAAACGTTTTCTCAAACTCTCCTAAGTCTTTGTTATCCCTTTTATATATAGGAAACATTTTTACTAGGTGCATAGCTGATGCGTGGTCCATACTTTTCCCCTGAGAACTAAAAAACGCTGCAATATCCTTCCAGCGCATGTTAAGTTTTTCACGTAACAGGTAACAAACTAAGGCCCTGTTTTCTACATAGGGCCGCTTCCTAGTGTTATCGTATATATTAATCTTTGATAGCTTTTTTATTTTATTACCAATATCTAAAGGTGTTAAATCCTTTGGTTTATTTTCTTCCATCATTCAGTTCTTAATTTTAAAAGGTTGTAGCACTCTATATATCTTTGCTTAGCCTTTCCTTTATATTGTTGTTTAAATAATTCGTATAGTTTTTTAGTGTACTGGTATTTAGTAGCGCATTGTTCAAAATATCTTTCAGCAAAGCGTTTGCCCTTACCCTTAAAGTAATTTACATTGTCTGCTGTATCGCCTACTATCATTTGCTCATAAAAAT